TTTTACATCTAAAGGATATGATGTTAGTTGGCTTAAAGTATCTACATCTCCAGATTTTCTATGCAACCACATAAATAAATTCGAATATGCTTTATTTGAAAAATTAAAAAAATCATTAGAAAAAACTATATTAGAATTATAATCATTTGCTATTGTGTATGTGTTTTCAATAGCTTTAATTATTTCGTTTATTCTAATTGCATATTTTAAATCGCTATATAATACCCCGTGATCATTTGTTCCACCTCCTGTGTGATAATATAAATTTCCATCTCCATTGGTGTGATCAACAGAATCATAAAATAATCTTTTTGTATGAGTTATTAAAGGAGCTACAATACTGTTTTGCTCTGTATTAACTGTATTTAATTGCATTTTATAATATATACTATCAACATCATAAAAAGGGCTTATTCTTATTATATATCCTTGACCTGATGCTGTGAATATATCATCTTTTAAAGTTAATGTATCATTATTATCTACTAAAGTTATTATTGTTTCTACATTAGTTGTAGTATTTGTTACCCTATCTCCAGGAGAAACTAAAGTTGTAAAAGTTTGAGTAGAATCTATCAATTCTGAATCATTATAATCAGTTGTAGTTCCAGATGTTTTATCTGCAAAGGATAAGTCATTTAATTTATCTTCTCCTAATACATCATTTAAAGTTACAGTATCTCCATAAAAAACAACTTTGTAAGAATATGCTTTATTATCTCGCATTGGAACAGAATTCAGTTTTACTTTTCCAATTTTAAAATCAACACCATTTAATTTTAATATAGCAGATACTCTAATTCTTGCATCAAATCCTCCAGTAATATCATAATTATAATAATGTTTGAATATCTTATTATTAGTTGAAGAAGCTGGTAAACTAAATTGTTGGCTAAAGGCTGTAAAAACTTTAGCAATATCTTTAGCATTTACTATTGTATCTGTGATTGTAACACTTTCATCTTTAAATAAATCAACTCTAGTATTACTTATATATAATTCTACTACTTGCATCTATCTTATATTGTTTATTGTATCAAAAGCAAAACTAAAATCTATAGTATAATTGATTAAACTATCTGTAACGCTTGTTTTATAGTTTATATTTTTATTTTCTATGTTTACTCCTAATGTTTTCTCTTTATATTCTATCCATACTTTTTCGCTTAAAAATAATTGCTTAAATACTTCATTATTGTTTTCAGGATAATAACCACTATTGAGAGTTAATGTTTGATTTCCATTTTTAGTTAGCAACTTAATTTGAGGATCATACGTTTGATATGTTCCATTAGTTAAAATATTGGATTTATATTTTTCTTCATTTGTATTCATTGCAAGTTTAGAATTCTTAAACATCCATATGTCTTGATATGCTCCAAACTTATTTATAAATGTTAGCTTGTAAGGAGTGTATTTGCATTCATCTATATTATCTATTTTAATTACAGTCAATCCTTCAACTCCGCTAACATAAACTTCATCAACTGGAAATAACTCAAAATCATCTTCAAATTGATCAATACAAGCATTATTTTCAAATGTACCTCCATCTAGTTCTACTCTTTCTTCAAAGCTATCTGCTCCATTAACTCCATTACTTACATAAACAATCTGATCTTGTATTTTAAGATTAGTATCTTGAACCCATGAATATACTTGTTGCCCTTGATATAGAAATACAACAGAATTAGTGTTTTCATTATCTACTGGTATTCTTATAGGAGCATCATGTAGCTTTAATATTGTTTTATTTGATTGTAAATAACCTTGCAATAATTGAGGATTAACTCCATCTTCAAAATAACCATAACCATAAAAGGCTCTATTTCCTAAAGATAGAGATTGCGTATTACCTCCTGTTATAACTGATGTAATTTGATAATCAACATACATTGTAGTATAATCATCTTCAGACAACTGTTTATTTGGATATACTCCATTGAATGCTGCTGGGATATAGTCCTTTATTAACTCTGATATTTCAAAATTAACTTTATTATTTATAGCTGTTGAGTTTAATGTATATTGAGGGCTTCCTTGCCAAGTTGTTTCTGCTGCTCCTAAATATATTCTTATTTCAAGCGTTGCGCTTATTAAATTATTTGTTGATATGTTTACGAAGTATGGACTTCTTACGTTAATTTTTGCCATTGTTGATTTTGTTTTATTTTATTGCTGAATAGCTTCCCCATTTTGAATCTTCTTCTAATGTTGTATTAATATATAAATCAAATTGTTTTACTATTTCTTTATCTAATTCATTGAATGCTTTTAAAAAAGGTTTAGTAAAAAATAATGTTGGAGCAATACCTTGATAGAAGATTCTGTCTTGCAACCAATAAGCGATAGTTGTATAACCGCCTTTAGCATATCTTCCTTTTTTATCTCTAAACCTAATATTCTTTTTCTTTGCCCATCCTTTTAAACTTTCCATTGGCGGTCTTTTATTCTTATAAGAAAACTTTGCTGCTAATCCATCTTTTCCTGTAAATACAGAGTTTGTTTTCTTTCCTTTTTGTTTTGGATTCTTTGCTCTTGCTTTCATTGGATTTGATCCATATACTCCAGCATCTAAAAACATTCCGTATTCTTCCATCCAAAATTCTAAATCATAACCATCTCTATTTTCTTCAACTCTGTAAGTTATGTTTTCAGCTAAACTACCGCTTGCCATATGATTACCGCTTTGCAACTGCCTAACAGCTCCATTAACAACCTGATGACCAATCTTTTGCATTTCAGCTTTTAATTCTTTTAGCATATAGTCATGTCGTTAGGAATTAACACATTAAAAGTAACAGTCCATCCAGCTAGTTTGTTTTCAAATCTATCAACAAAAGGCTCTAATGTTGGATCTCCATCTAATTGATATTTATCTACATATAAATCTCCTCTTAATAATAATTCTAATAATCTATTTGCTACAGCTAGTTGAGTATTAAATACATCTTGCTCATTATTGTTTCCTCTAAATTCTCCAGGAATGCCATCTGCATAATTCTTGCTTTCATTTACTATATCCATGCATAATAATGAAACGCTGAAATTCCAAACATTGCTTTGCATTGTAGCTCCTGAAATCATAAAATGAGATAAAGGAAATATAGTTTGTTTATTTAAATCAACTTCCATTAGATCTCCATAAGTTACTGTATTAACAAATTCATCTAATTGTAATGTTTCTCTTATTTTGTTGGATAGGTTATAAAATCCTTGCATATTATTTAAATTTACGTTTTATCATTCTTTCTTCTAATTCTATTTTTTCTTTTTCAAATGCCAAATACATTAAGCATTGGTGTAGTTTATATTTTGTGATGGTATCAAACCTTGTAATGTCTCCTTGAGCAAGCGTATAGAGTTCAGAATAACCTCCCCATTTCCTTGCAAATCCGCTTCTATCATCTGTTCCTTGCTGATCTGTTTCTGTAAATAATTCGGGATATAATTCAGTAATTCGTTCGTTAAATTGTAAAAAAAAACCATTGATCCTAATGCTACGCTTAATGGCATGTCTTTCATTACATCGCTATAAACATGACTTCCTTCGTAATCTTCTATAATATATTGATTGGATAATTTTTTTTCTATTGGTCTAAACAATACAGCCATAGCCTTATGCATGTTCCCCCAATCGTTTATGTAGTTTGTTATATCTTTATTCTCTCCATAAGTAATATCATCTAGCTTTGGAATAAATCCAAAACGCTTTCCATATAATTCAAATTGATTAACGAATTGATGATCTACTTCAAACAGCTCATTTAATTCTGCTGCTATATGATCAACATCTGTTGCTTTCATTCTAGCTAGATCAGGAGAAGATACTTCTAATAAGCATTTAATTAGATCTTCTGTACTAGGGTTTTCTATTTGTAGAAACTTTTGATAGTTGCCTAGCTTAATATATTTTAATGAAATTGGAACTGAAATCATGAATAGTCTTTATTATATAACCAAAAAAAGAGGTTAATGTATAACTAACCTCCTTTTTCAACCTAAAATTAAAAACTAATTTAACTTATCGTAAATATGTTCATACAACTCATATATCTTTTCATGAACTTTATTTTGAGTATATATTTCTTTTCCTTTTTTTATTTTGCCTGATGAATTAATATAAATATTAACTCTGGCTTTTCTAGAATTATTAATTGGGTTTGGATAAATGAATATATAATTTTTTAAACACCAACTTATTTTTTTCATTAATTTCCTATCCACATAATAAAAGTACTGCAATTATACCAATAAAGCTAATTGCAGATACTATCATTGATGCTTCATATTTTTTATCTTTCATAATTCTTCATTTAATAGTTTAGATTCTAAATGATAATCAATGCTTTCCTCAACTACACTCCATAAAGACCAATAAGCTAATTCATTTATATTTTTAGCTTTAGCTCCTGTTTGTTCTATTTCAAAATCAGAACAGCCTAATGTAAAACATATAGACCAACAATCTACATAGTATATAGTTTTATTGTTAATGTAATCATGTATGAATTCATTTATTTCTTCATTTATATCTTCATTATTTTCAAAAGTTGTTTTATCTATAAATTCTCCTATTGAATCTTTTAATTCGCTTATAAACTCGTATTTATTAAATCTTTCCATTGTTTTGTTTTATTGTTATTAATGCTTAAATATAAACAATATTGTTAATAAAAACAAATAAATATCAATAAATAAAATATTCTCCTTTATTTGGATTCTCTAATTGATAGGCTACTGCATACCTTAAAGCATCAATAGTATGATTAAATTTATCTATTGGAGTTTGCGATTTCTTTTCTAACCACGAATAGTTGTTCAGCTCTTTAACTATCTCTGTGCTTTCAGGATCTATTATTAAATCATAGTCTTGTAATAAGCTAATTCCAAATATAACTGATCCTTGCCCTTTGATTGTTGGAACTATATTGCAATGCCTGGATAGTTCATTTATAAGTCTAGGCTCTGCGCTATCAGCTACGATTAGGTTTTGACCAGCAAATTGTTTATTAAGTTGAGCAATGTTGCTTGTTGTTAAATGCGTTTTATAAAAGCATAACTTTACATAAATCTTTCTATTTTTTTTATCTATGCTAGTTTTTAATAATACCGATGGATCTGAAGAAAATCCATAATCTTGACCTAGAACAACAGTTGAAACCTCTTGAAACTTTCCTATTGTCCAATTGCTAAATATAACTCCCTCTGCTTTTTCTAGCCATCCTCCCAATATTTGATGCTCGTATTTAGCTGGTCTATTGTTTTTTATATCTTCAATCCTTGCTAAATAACTATCAGACAAGTTCTCAATATTATCTAGGTACGTAGAATGGATATAAGTAACATTTCCTGTACTTAAATTACTTTTTGAATCAATGCCCTTGCTTTCAAAAAAACGCTGGTAAATCCAATGTTCTTTAGTTGCTGGATTTAATACTAGCATTATTCTATTATCTATGCCTTTTTTTCTTACTGATAAATCTATTTTGTCAAAGATGCTTTCATCAACTAATTCTTCAGCTTCATCCATTACCCAAGTCGTTATGCCTTGCAATGATTTTAAATTAGCTGTTTGATCTCCTGAAGATGTTTTGATTCCTCTAAATAATATCTTTGATCCTGAATTCTTATTTATTATTTCATCTTTAGTTATATGAAACATGTGATTTAATTTAAGAAGATCTATCTTTTCTTTAAATTCTGGAATAATAGAAATGTTTGCTGATCTTAAAGTATATCTAGTAAATAAGATAGTATGCCCTTGCTCTTGAGTTAAAAGTAAAAGCATGGTATTGATGGCAAAGGATTTCCCAGATCCTCTACCACCAGTTATAATAAAGTATCTTGAATCTACTTTATCCCATACCAAAAATTTATCCCTTATCTTTAATTGCACTAATCAAGTTCTTAAAGTTTACGTTTATTTCTCCTGAAGTATTTAAATCAATAGATTGGTTTTCTTGATATCCTCTTGCTTTGCCTTTTGTCTTTAGATAAAATATTGTTGCTGATGTTGATCCTTCTTGGATTTGTTTATGCAATTGGCTTTCTGCAAAATCTAAAGCAACATTTTGAATTAAATCAACTTTGTTTTTAAATTCTTCATCTTTATTATACCAATCATAATAAGTTGATCTATGTATATTAGCGTTCTTGCAAGCAGTTGTAACTACTCCTAAACTTTTTTCTAATGCTTCAATTAACTTTTCTTTTATAGTGTCGGATTTGTTCATTTTTTTTTATTTTAATTCGAATGATGCTGTTATTCTATTTTTTGAATTTGCTGTTAATCTTTTATTTGTACCATGTAATATTCCCGTTCCACCACCTTTTAATCGACCATAATTTTTACATGACCATTTAAATGATTTTTTTAAAGCATATATTAAACTAGGTGCTGATGTAACTATTGTATATCTATATTTTTGTTTTTTATAATGTTTTCCTATTTCTTCTAAAAATTTTATACCAAATCCAGCTCCTTGATAATCTGGTAAAATAACTAATCTATGTACTTTTTTTATGTTTTTTACTTTTGGATGTGGTAAATGTAAAACACTTAAAAAGCCAGCTATTTCATTGTTTATGGTTGCTAAATAAACATGAGCAGAATTATTATGTGAATGACTTAAATAATGGTGTTTAGCAAACATCTTCCAAATTGATTTGTTTTTAGATTCATATATGTTGAATTTAATTTCTGGTCTATTTTTTTTTTGCCCTTCAAATGAATGAAAGGTCATGGTATCAGTATTAAAAACCCAATCAGGCATCAACCAATCCTCTACATCATTATGGCATCCAACAGCTATAAATTGTTTGTTTGTTTTTCTAATTGCTTTTTGTATTGCAAAACTTCCTATTTTAGCAACATTTCTATCAACAACACTAGTAAATTCATCAAATACAAACATTTTGTTTTCTTCTAAAATAGCTCTAGCTAAATCAACTCTCATTTTTTGTCCATTAGATAAAACAGAATATGGTTTTAACCAACTTGGTGGACTAGAAAAACCTACACTATTAAATGCTTTTGTTATTTGATCAACAGAGCAATCTTTAGGCATGTCATCTAAAACTGTTAATTTATCATATTTGTAATTAGTTACATATGATTCAGGAAATAATTGTTTTGCTATGGTTGTTTTACCTGTTCCTGATTTACCTACAATTAATCCTATTTTCCATTCAGTTTCTAAATTAATTTCTCCTTTAAAATGTTCTGTTATTTTTTCACTTTGTAAATCAAATTTACCTATAACAGATGCTACTCTGAATGTTTTAGGAGCTGTTGTTTCTTTTATAATGTCAAAAGTCGGCATATATATCCTTTGTTTTTTAATTCGTTATATAATTTTTCTTGTTCTTCTTCATTTTCTAATTCTACTTCTACTCTAAATGAACTTTCTATACTGTCAGATATGTCTTTAATTTCAGGTTGTTCTTCTTCAAAAGGAAAACCATCTAAACCCCAATCCTCTAATTGCTTTACATTCCATTCATTGCCTAATATATCCCAATCCCATTCTCCAAAGCCTACATTATCTTTTATTATAAATTCTTTCTTTTGATCCTCTGACCATCCCTCTGCAATATCTATCCATACTTCCTTTAATCCAGCTTCTATTGATGCTTTTAATCTCATGTTTCCTCCAAGCACTATTAAATTTTCATCAACAATGATTGGTCTTTTTTCTAACATTTCAGGAAAGTTCTTTATACTTTTAACTAGCTTTTTAAACTTATTATCCTTAATGTATCTAGGATTAACTGCATTAGGTTTTATTTTATTAATAGATAGCCTCTGTTTCATGTTTATTTATTTTTCTTTTTAATTTTTCTATTTCTCTTTTCAAATTGCTGTTTTCATTTTTAGCAGCTTCAAATCTTTTGCTTAATGGAGCTTTGCTGTTTTGCATTTTTATTTCATTATAAATTGTAATGTAATCATTATTATACATATTAAAAGAGGGAAATATTTTATTAATGCTGTGTATTACGTTTCCATGAGAAAATCCTAATGTTTTTCCTATTTTAGCAAAAGTTAAATCAGTACAATCTCTGCAAAGTTTAAAATATACTGCCCTTGCATAAACTAACTTTCTTGTTCTTTTCTTTTGTTTTAAATTTAACTCAAAATTCCTCTGAACTAAATTTTTTATTTCATTGCTATTCATCTATTATTTCTTTTATTAATTCTAAAAATTCTATATACTCTATCGCTAATCTGATTCCTTCGCATTCTAAATATAATTCTTTATCCTCATAATCATACATAATTATTCTTAAATCATCTGCATCATTACCTTTTTCATAATCATATAAAGCTATATAATAGAATTGGTATATTATATCATTCTTTAATCCCTGATTCTTTTGCATGCTCTATCAATCATTTAAGAGATTTTTTTAATTTAAAGTAATTTTATTTTTTTATTAAAACTCCGTTTCTTTTAACTTTAGGTTTTCTTTCTTCTTCAAGAAATCTTTCTCTTTGCTTTCTTCTTGCTGCCTTTTGTTTTTTATTAGGCTTATCTTTTTTTAAAGGTTTAAACCATCTCATTAAAATAATCGTGTTTGTTGTTTATGTTGTTCTATTCGTTTCTTTGCTGCTTCAAAGTATTCTTTGTCTATTTCGTATCCTGTTAGATCAAAACCTAAATTATGACAAGCTATAGCTATTGAGCCACTACCTAAATGAGTATCGAGTATTGTATCTCCCTCTTTTGCGTAGTTTATTAAAAGCCATTCGTATAATGATATAGGTTTTTGACAAGGATGCCAACGCATTTGATTCTCCCAATCAATTTTATTTCCTATCACATTACCTATACTTGTATAGTGGCATATTTTCATATTTACACCAAAACTATGTGAAGCTATATCGCAATCTGATAATCCTTTGGGCGCATTTCTTTTGCCGCCTCCAGTTTTATCGTGTACTATTCTACCTACATCATTAACATGTTTTCCATAGTAATTAACTCCAAATATTATTCTGTTTTTACTTATTCTTTTTAATTCCTTAAAATAATTTGAATCTGGAATATTATTATTCCAATCAATTTTTTTATGATGTTTTAGGCTTTTTGTGTTTCTAAAATCTCCAATACCATAAGGAGGATCAACAATAGCTAAATCAAATTGATTATCTTTCATTTCTTGCATAGCTTCTAAACAATCTTGGTTGTATATCATTCTATTCTTAATTTAAGCAAGTTATAACATTGAATGTATTTTTGTTTTCCTTTTGATTTATATATTTCTTTGTATAACTCGTATGTCTTTTTTGTAAATTGATAATTAGTTTCGCAATCCTGAAACAATCTTTTTGCATATGCCTTTCCATATCCTTTGCAGTAGTTTACATTATCTGCGCTATCTCCAATGATCATTTGACTATAAAAATTATATAATGATTCTTTATAACTAATGTTAGATATTGTTTGATGCTTGTAATGATAGTTATATAATATACAAGGCAGTTGCTTGTAATCTTTGTCTAATGAAACTATTATTACATTGTTTTGCCCTAATTGATCAGTTAATTTTTTCCAATACGTTGCAACTAGATCATCTGTTTCCATTCCATAACAGCTTTTAGTTGAATAAATAGCAGCAATTTCTTCATGCATTTTATTTAATAGTTTAGGATGTTCTTGCTTCTTTCTATTTGCTTTATAATTAGGATCTAATAGTTTTCTAAAATTTCCTCTGCTATTGTTAAAAGTAATTACCTTTTCTATTTCATAGCTTTCTTCTAGCCTATTTATTATAGACATGAAAACCTGATCAAATTTTCCAATAGCTTCATCTAATATGTCATCTACTCCGCAGCATGAGGAATAAACTAAACTGTCTGCATCAAATAGTACTATCATGATATCTCTCTCCTTCCTCTATTTCTTTTATTGCTTCTAATTCTAAAATATCTATTACATAGTCTGCTAGCAAGTCTATTATGTCTTCTCCTCCATGTAACACTTTACACAAATTAAAATCACTACAACTGCCTGGATACATATATGTGCGATCGTCACCTTCATAAAATTGACCTACTAATGTTAGCTCTACGTTATCGTAAATTACTGTTGCTTTTCTCATCTTCTTACTAATTCATAGTTTAAATCTCCAACATATTTTAACCTCTGTTTTAATTCTGTTTTATGATTTAACATATCGATTAATAAATCTTTTCCTTTTCTTGTTTCCTTAATGTTTAATTCGTTTTCTAAAGTATTAATCATTTTACCTAAATAAGATAAATCTTTAATTAAAGACTTTTGAATTGCATAATTTGTCATAACGTTTTGTTTTATAATTTATATAAATATAAACATTATTGTTAATAAAAAAAAATTATTCTTTATAATCTTTAGTTGCTTTAGTTAAAAATTCATCAATGCCATCTATTCTTTTAGATAGTTTTTCTATTGCTACATACAAAGTAGCTGCTGTTGCTTCTAGTATCTTAAACCTTTCTTTGGTTGTATATTTTTTAGATTTCATTCTTTGTACTTATATAACATTTGTTTTTTAATCAAATATGCTTTTTTTGATTTTGTATCTCCTTTTCCTATAAATTCAACGCATCTTAAATTATTTTCTATTATGCATCTTTTTATATTCTTAATAGTAAACCAATTAAAATTTTCCCCATCATATATAACCCACCATTTAGATTTGCTAGTTGATAATGCAGAGGGCTTGCCATTCATTTCAACTTCTATAACTATGTTGCCTGTATGCAAACTTTTTTTATCAGACTTAACTTCTACTCCAAAATTAAGTTCAGGGACAAATATATCCCAATCTTTACAATATCCATCAATAATATGAGCTTTAGGATACTTTCTTTTAATTTTATTTAAAACTATATTTTCATATAATTTACCAACTTTTAAATCTTCTTGGAATGTGCTGATCATAATTTCATAAGTTTGTTTATAGCTGTATGACCTCCAATAACTACTCCGCATCCAATAGCTTGTTTTTTAAAGTTTTTAGCGTATGCAGCAGCGTAAGTAGAGCTATCAACTCCGCAACCAACTTGCATTCCAAATACTCTAAACTTCTTGCCTACAAACCACATTGTATATGCTTCTGTATGCGTATGACCGCAAACGCTTGACATCATATTATTTTTGGCTTTTGCTTTTGCTTGCCCTCCCTCTCCATGTTCATACAATACTCCATCATAAGATATGCTTTCAACCCAATTCCATTTTGGAGTTTTTAACACATCATTGTAACCCTTTATCCATCTGCTTGGAACTCCTCCAGAAAATGCTTTCCTAGATGCTAGGCGGTCATGATTGCCAATGCATACATCTGCTTTTGGAAATGCTTTATACCAATGAGAAACTTTTTTAATTGCTAAAGAAAGCTCATGCCCAGCAGACATTCCATCAGGATCTTGCTCATGATAGCTCCATCCATGCGAGTCAATAATATCTCCTATAAATATAACTTGATTGCAATTATGTTGCGCATAAACTTCTTGACAAAATTCCAAATAACCCTCAAGAACAAAAGGAGCATGAAGATCTCCTATTACTAGAATTCTTCTTTCTTTTTTAATAAGATTCTCATAAGCTGTTTTTTTGTTTCCTTTAAGTCTTGGTCTAATCTCCATAAGATTTCATTAAAGTTTGCATTTGATTTATTGTATTTCTAACGCAACTACTACAACTGCTAAATTGTTTTTTATCGTTAAAAACTCTATTATATATTTTTAATATATTTCTTTGCGTTTCTGCATTTACATTAGTAGCTCCGCTAAATTTATCTAATTTAATTAACTTTAAATAATTATATTCTTCTTCATTTAAGCATTCGGGCTTTCTTCTTCTAGGAAATAATTGATTTAGTTTTTCTTGCCTTTCTTTACAACCGCAGTCATCTCCAAATGCCCATTTAACAAGTTTTTTAATTCCTGTTGCTTCGGTAATTTTTTCTATTTGATCGCCTAGTCCTTTTATATCTTCCATATTATTAAAACCTTAAATATAACTTTTTGTTTTTCAATCTATTAAATCAAAGTCGCCATTAATATAATCTTCAAAATCTTCTCCAAACATTTCTCTCATTTTATTTTTACTTTTTTTAAGAGTATGAAATATATTAACTGAACTAATTTTTGTTTCTTTTGCAATTCCTCTAATGCTTAATCCAGAATCTCTGTATATTTTAAATATTCCCTTTTCATAAAAGTGCCAGTTTTCTAATTCTTTGTCCATTTTATTAATAATGTTTTGCAAAGCAATATCTTTTTCTGATTCTAAAGATTCATTTGATATATTATATACATGATCATTTAAAGGTAGTTTCCTGGTTTTTTTTAATTCATTGTTAAAGTTATTGCAAATGTTTCTAATAATAAAAAACATGTAACCCTTATTGACTTTATCATTTTTTATAATCTTTTCAGGATTAGAATATTTGTGAACTCTGATATAAGCTTCTTGAACTATATCTTCAGCATAATCTCTAGCTCCAAAGTTTACTGCAATTTTTATCCATTCTTTATGATGTTTAGCAATTTTGTTTAACCAATGCATTTAGTATTTAATTTGCGTAATAGGATCAAAATATCCTCCAACGACTTCTGGCAATCCAACTTTATTAACTTTGAAAGCGAAATCATCAAAAGGGAAACCCCTTGACCTTTTACATTTAACATTTACCCAATTATTTATTTTGTCGTTTTCTAAATGTATTTGTGTTTCTGCTTTCTTTTCCAAGAAAGAGCCTAGATGTCCAGTCGGTCGTTCTACTCCGTGGTTGCTTAAATTAGAATGAATAACTGTAATAATATGGCAATTGAACTTCTCGCTCCATTCCATTAATTTTTGAACTACAAAATTAGATTGATCGATATTATTTACATCTCCGCATAAGTCAGCAATGCCATCAATAATAATTAGCCCAGCATCTTTTACTTTGTTTGTAAGATAATATTCTATAAATTCTAATCTAAACTTGTAACCAATTGATCTTAATCCGTAAGTATGATAGCAACCAACATCATCTCCATCATTCATATCTACAACTCTGCGGAATACTCTTTGAGCATGGAACTTTCCTTGTTCTGTATCAAAATGAATTAAACATTTGTTTTCTCTGTGTCCTTTTAAATTGCCAGCAAATCTGTTTTTGCCTGAAAGATATACTGAAGCTAATAAAGAAATAAAGTAGGTTTTAAAACTTTTGGGAGGAGCTACGACAAAAGAAAAATTTCCATATGTTCCTAAACTAGTAGGAATAGTTGTTTTTCCTTTTATTGAGTTGATAGTTGTTTCTCCCATTGAAATCGCTACTGGCGGATTCTCTATTATTTCATCTGTATTTATTCTGCATTGTTCTGTTAGTAAATCGTAATATAGTTTGTTTTCTTCAGTCATAAAAAAAAGGGGCATATAGCCCCTAATTTAATAAATTATTTTTAAAAAGGCAGATCAACATCCACCTCATTTTTAGTTTCTTGAACTGGCGCTTCTTTGGGCTTTACAAATAATGGTTTGTTATCGCTGTAAATTACTCTGCCATTTCCTAGATATTGCTTTGGTTCTTTGTTTTTTATTTGTTCAGGAGTTTGAGCAATCCATACAGAAACATTCTGATCATAGTTGTTCATTTCATCCTGTATGCCTATTGTTAAATCAACATATACATCTTTTTTACCTTCATACTGCGCTTCTTTAGGTATTTTCTTTAATCCAATTCTAGTGTTTAATAAGTGTCCCATTTTTTTATTTATTTAAATTAATTAATTTTTCTTTATCTATTTTATTTGTTTTTTTAAAATCTTCTGATTCATCTTCTCCAAATACTCCTAATTGATAAAAGCCTGTTAATTTTAATACAGCTCTTGATAAAGCTCTTTTCTCTGCCATTTCCATAACATACCAGCTCTGGCAATTGCCCTCTTTAAATGTAGCTCCTTTTAATGCAGATCCAAAACTTTCTATTATAGTGTTTGGTTTAGTTTGAACAAAAGCATTTGCTTTAATTACTGAAAAAATAGTTTCGCATTTTATAACTTCATAATTTACAGTTATGTTTTCTTTTGCTTGAATCTTTTCAATTCCTGATCTTGTAATTATAGTAAAAGTTTTTTTATTATCTCCATATCCAATATCTTTTGTAAATATATCCTCTGGAGTTAATTCATACTTTTGATACAATCCTTTTAATTTTTCTCTGTTCATTTGTTTTCTTTTTTTTGGTTTTACTTTGTTTTATATAAATATAATTTATTTCTTTAAAATAATTATCATTTAGATAATTTAAATATTTATTCATTTCTTTTTATTGTATTTGTTATATAAATCCATTAAATAATTATACTGATCATTTGCATTAGTATAACAAATTAAATAATTTTTTTTAGTAATTTTTTCTATTACATTTAAATCTAATCCATTTGCTAATCTATCCATTCTTTTTAATGTTCTACTATTAGTTGCAGAATAAGAATTAAATTTTGGATTATTGTTTAAAGATAATATTTTTAATGCATTATAAATTCTTATTGCATTATTGATGTTTATTTCATAAATATTATTTCTTAAACATTTAATAACTCCTCCAAGATTATAACCTTTATCTAATAAAGCTAAAATATTAATTCTACTAAATTTGCCATTAGTTTCAATAAACCATTCTTCAGCTATTTTTAAAGCTCTTTGACAATCTTTATTTCCTCTTAAAGCATTTCTATTGCAAAAATCTAATGCTGTCCATTTTTTGCTAATTTGCAATTGATCAATATTTTGTTCGCATGAATCTTTAGAAACTATATATGTAATAGGTATTTCTAATTCTTTAGCAGCTTGCAATCTATGTTGCCCATCTATTATAGATTTATTTTGATTTACTAATATAGGCATTTGCAAACCTATTTCATTAATTGATTCCTTTATCCTTTTTAAATTTTTAGGATCTAAATTTCTGTTGCCTATTACTTTATTAAAAATTGAATAGGTTCTTGTTGATTTTAAGTGCATTTCTCTCATTTTATTAATTGTTTTCTGGTTTCTTGTTTTATATTACTATTTTCTAAAATTAATTCTCTTTTTTGAATCTGCAAAGTATTTGTATAAAAATACATTTCTTTTAAAGCTCTAGAACATTCATCTACAACTTTATTGTTTGGATGCTTTTTTCCTAACTTAATTAAATACTGCGCTAGGATCTGAAAATTATTTTCATAATTAATTGAATCTAATATCATACCTTTTGCTTAATTCAGATTTTAATAATTGTTTGTAGTTTACATGATCTCTATCCATGTATTCGATAACTTCTATTAAAGTTTTTAATAGAGAATCATTTTCTTTTTTTAACGCTTCATTGCTTTGATACAAATAATCGTTTGTGTAATTATTCGCCATTGCTGTAGTCGTTTAATATTACTTCCCTATTGCTAGCAGTTCTGTAATAGATTTTTAAATAATTAGTTTTTGCGTAAAACTCTGCTATTGCAGCCGATCGAGTGTCGAATAAAGTTTCGTTTTGATTATTCTTTAAAATGTATATCATAATTGTTTTCTTTGACATAAATATAAACAATATTGTTAATATAAAAAAATATTTAGGCAAAAAAAAGCGAGAATAAATTTCTTTACCCTCGCCTTTCCCAAGAAAACAAAACAAAAATCATTGTAAGTTAGTTAATAATTCATTATAATATTCTATTTTTTCTAATAATTGTATATCGCTAAACTTTGTTATTTCTCTACTTTTATTATGCATCTCCTCTGCTACTCCATTTCCGTATGCTTGTTCTAAATACATTCCAAACTTAAATTGCTCTCCGTACCTAAAAACGTTACATCCACTGCACTGCGTTTGAACATTAATTTCATCCCATCTAGTTGAATAATGTTTTCTACTCATGAAATGACCAGCTTGCAATTCTTTCCAATGCGCCTGTTTACCACATGTTACGCACTTTGCTATCTCATTTACTGCAAATCTTCTTCTAATAAATTGACTGAATACTTTATCAAGTTTTTTAATTATTGTTTTTCTTGATGGTCTTTTAGCCATTATATTATCTCATTATCTATTTGCTGAATCAAGTATCTTAAATCTTCTTTAGAGAATTTTCCTTCTATAGTTTCTTTATAAGTACTTAATTTTAATTGATAATATTCAGATTGATCCTCTAATCTTTTTATTTTAACATCAATGTTCATAATGCGAATATATACAAAAAAATTAAAAAAAAGTTTTTTTAGACCAAAAAAAAATAATAAATTTAAATATTTTATAAATATATATAAAAAAATTATATAATTAATTAAGACATTTATAATAAAGACATTCCCCCCTATTTCTTAATTGAACCTACCTTTTCAAAACCTCTACTTCCGAAATAAGCTACATAAATTGTAACTAATAAAGTTTTTAATAATTCAACCCATGCTTCATCAATATTAAAAGCAATATCTAAAGCATCTAACAATATATACAAAGAAGTTATTACTGTTAAATAAATCAAAGTTAATGGTCTAGTGTTTTTAGAAAGCCAGGAATCTGATTTCATATCGCTACTCCATCTTTTGGAAACCTCTTGCATTTCAATAGAATCCATTTCAAGCAGTTTTAAAGCAGTTTCTTTATCTTCTAATGGCATTTCATCATCTTTAATTAATAAGTTCTTTACAATGCCCATAAATCCCTGATCAGGAACTGCATCTCCTAAAGTATTTAATAAAAATGATCCTTTGCTTTTTAAGAAAGATCCAACTTTTGTGTCTTTAAATTTCTTCTTCATAATTCCATTTTAAATGTAAACAAATAAATATCAAATAAATATTTAGTTCTTCATTGTCTTCATGATCTAATGCTGGGTAATATTCCCAGCCTAACATTAAACCTCTTTCAATAATAAAACTAAATCCAAATATCATGCTATAATTTTTTTTGGTAATCCCATCTAGCTCTAGTTCCTCTAATATCGTAATGAACAAATGAATCATATAAACCTAAACCGCCTTGTAACATATCTCCATTTTCAATTAGCCTTTCTATTGTGTTGTAGACTTCTAAAGGCGACATGCCTTTTATAGCAATATCGCTTGCTTTTCCAAGCAAATGCTTTGAGTTTTTAACACCTCCAATGCTTTGGTTATAATCTTCTGATCTATATGCTGAATTAATATGAATTGGCTTTCCTAATTCATTTCTTAATACTTGCAATTGATTAGCAACTTTAACAATATTATGATATACATTTATTGGCATTTCACTTCCATCATTGCAATCAAACTCCTCTTTAGTAAAATTCTTTGTCATTTATTATATTTTAAAGTTAATACCAGCTTTAATTACTTTTATTTCTCTATCCCAATATCTTTGCATAGTTATCTCGCTGAATAGTCCTAGTTTTTTATTTAGTCTTACACCAAATACTCCTCCATATTTATAATCTATCCAGTTGTCTTTACCTATGAAGTTTCCATAAGAATATCTTTCATCTCCTTTTTGTAGTTTGTGATGAGGTAATATGTTTCCGTAAGCGTGAAGCCAAAAGTTCTTTCTGTAGTGATAGAAATCTAATGCGAATACACTAGATAAATCTGCAAAGCCACCTATCATTGCTAGTTGCTCTTTATTGTATTGATTTACTAATTGTCCGTATATGTTATTTCTATAATCTAAATCAGAGTTGCTTATTAATTCTCCTTGTGCATTATACCAAAAGTAGTCATAACCAGTTTCTCCAGTCATTAAGTTTTCATAACTATATAAAGCATCTGTATGATTAAAATAATCGTAAGATAGATTCCACCAGTTGTTTTCTTCTAAATACTTTTGTATAGGGTTTACACCATAGGCTTTTTCGTATGTTCTATAAACACCACCAACGCTTAAAGATAGTTTCTTACCTATTGGTATTCTAACTCTTAAATCTAATGATTTGTAGTCTATATCTACTAATTCGTTTTTATTAGCTTCTGCTTTAGCAATCCACCATTTAGATAAGTAACGAACAAATAGTTGTTTATTCTTAAACTCCATTGATTGTTGTCTACCTTCTTGGTATTCAAATAAGTATTCTAATCCTTTTACGTTTCCTATATTAGAGTTTAAAGAATTGTTTTGTTCTTCTCCATCATAGAACCTTTCTTTATCCTCATAGCCAAAGTGAGCTAGTTTTCTAAAGCCAAATGTTTTTATCTCGTCTGCTGGGTTTCTTTGTGTTGTTTCTATTAACTCGCTTGATTGAGTAACATAAAATGTTTTATCTCCTTGAATAGAATTGCTTTGACTATATGCTCCATATAAAGTAGCGTATTTAAATACATCCTTAAAGATGTCTGCTTGAGCGTTTATTGTAAATAGTAATAATAATAAATATTTCATAGCTTAAAATTTATCTTGTAATAGTTCGTCTATATGTTCTTGGATTCTCTCTGTTGTGCTTTCTGGTAATTTCATAGATATACCAGCTTCTATCTTTTCTATTAGCTCTCCATTGTTA